AGGTCGTGGTGCTGATCTATTAATCATCGACGATCCACACAAAGAACAAGATATTAAAAAAGATAGTAAGTCATTCGATAAAGCATGGAACTGGTATACATCAGGTCCACGTCAACGTTTACAACCAGGAGGAAGAATCGTGGTTGTCATGACCAGATGGAGTACAAAAGATCTTACCGGACAACTAATCAAGGCTCAGGGAGAAGAAAACTCTGATGAGTGGGAAGTTGTAGAACTACCAGCGTTATTACCTAGCGGTGATCCTGTGTGGCCAGAATACTGGACCAAGGATGAATTAGAGAAAACCAAAGCATCTATTCCGGTTAACAACTGGAACGCTCAGTACATGCAACAGCCAACAGCTGAAGAGGGTGCTATCATCAAGCGTGACTGGTGGCGTGATTGGGAAGGTAAAGATCCACCTAAGTGTGAATTCATCATACAAAGTTACGATACCGCGTTTCTTAAAAAAGAATCTGCTGACTATAGCGCAATAACTACGTGGGGAGTCTTCGAAACCGAGGACTATGGAATGAATATAATATTATTAAATGCTTTTAAAGATCGATATGAGTTTCCAGAATTAAAAAAAGTTGCTCATGAAGAGTATCTGTTTTGGCGTCCTGACATGGTGATCGTGGAGGCAAAGGCCTCTGGTATACCTCTGACGGCAGAGTTGAGAGATATGGGAATCCCAGTAATTAACTTTACGCCGAGCCGAGGAAATGATAAACATGCTAGAGTAAACTCTGTATCACCACTCTTTGAGACAGGAATGGTATGGGCTCCTATGCACCAACATTTTGCTCAAGAAGTGGTAGAAGAGTGCGCAGCATTTCCGCATGGAGATCATGATGACTATGTCGATTCTATGACTCAGGCGATTATGCGTATTAAACAAGGAGGAATAGTTCGTAATAAGGATTCTTATAAAGACGAACCATTGCCGGATAGAAGTAGGTTAACATACTATGGCTAGGAAACAGACATTAGATTTAATTTTAAAAACATTCCGAGATTTAGGAGGAAACCTAAATGAAGTTATGGGTACCCGAACTAATATTAATTTTTTGGGTAAAGGCAAATCTCCAGAGTTAATGTTAGACATGGACATTAACACCGATGCACTAGCAGTATTACCACAATCAAAAGCAGTAGAAGAATTAACCAGTTCAGTTGGGTATGCAGTTTCAAATAAATTAAATGATGTTCAAGCTAACAAGCTGTTAGAGAACATGACTAAGATGAAAAATTTTTACATGCCACCTGCAGCGCCAGCAAACATTACAGATCTTGCTACAGGAACTAGAAACTTAGACAAAGAGGGTTTAATGTCTTTAAGATCAAAAGTAGATATACCAGAAGGTGTTGACCCAAGAGATACAATACTACCATCCAGTATGATAGATGATCTACCACCACCAGGTTCACGTGGAGGAGTAGATGACATTGCAGCACCAGTTGCGTCCATGGATGATGTTATTAAGAATATTATTGAAGTTGAAGGAGATTCTCCAACAGGTGCTGGTTTAGAATTATTAAAGAATGTGAAAAACAATAATCTAATTGTAAATGAGGTGGTAGATAAAATTTATTTAAATGCAGGTGTAGCACCTGCAGCGCAACCAGTGGCTAGAGCAAACGCTAGAGAGTTTTTAAATAGAATAAAAAATTTAAGTGATGAAGTAGAGGGCACAACTTTATCTGATGTTATGGAAGTAGATGATTTTAAATTTATGACCGAGGGTGGTGGCGGTGGTATGGGAGATCCATTGTTATTAGTACAAAAATATTTTGGACCAAAAGTTGCGTCAGCAGTTGCAAGACTTGATGGATCAAATGATATACAACTATTTGCTGAAAGATTAATTAGTGTCAAAGACAAAGGTGGCAGAGGAGTTACTGACAGAAGATTTAATCCAGAAACTGTTGACATAGATGACTTTGAATTTGCAGATGGTGGACGTGTGCCTTTTATGGCTGGAAGACTTGTAGGTAAAGCATTAGGAATGGCCATGAGAAGAAAAGCTTTAGAGCGAGGAACTGGTGAAGGTTTTGCTGCCGTTGAACAATATGGTATTACCGGTAGAGATGTTTCTCGTTTATTTGCAGAAATTGCTTCAGACAAAAGTTTAGTTGGTAAAGAAAAAACTGCATACATGAAATTAGTAAACGAAGTTTTAAAAAATCCTGAAAAGTATCCAGATGAAATATTACAGATTCAAAAAAAACTAGGAATTGAGATTGATGATATTGGTATGAAGAGTGGTGGCCTAGCTAAAATCCTGGAGGTATAGTGCAACTTTCAGATTTTAAAAATTTAGATTCTAAAACTACATCTTTAGTTAAAAGAGCTTTAAAAAAATGGAATCCTAGAGTTGAAGCGCGTGTTATTGAACTTTTTAATCAAGGATTATCTCAATCTGACGTTAACAAAATAATTAGACAAGAGGGTTTATTTGAAGTTCCTACTTCAATAACAAGAAAAACTGGTGTGCGTAAATTTGATTTTAGAGGAGTCAACGCTATTTATGAACAATTGTTAAAAGATGGAAAACTAGATCCTTCAATTAAAAAAATAGATAAAACAATAACCGGTAAGTATGCAACTGCTGCAGAAATCGCAATTCAAGATAGAGAAATTTTAAATCATTATTTAAAAAATGAAGCAAAGTTTGAAGGTAAGCCGGCTAATCAAATAGTTAAATCATTTAATTCTGAATATGGTTTAAAAACGGGAACTAATATTGCTAGAGGAAACGCTATCTCTGCAAATAGTGTTAGACGTGCATTTAATAATGCTATCGATGGAAAGTATCCTGAACTTGATGAATACTTTAAAGCAAGACCATTGGATGAATTTATCGTAAGCAGACATGCTAATATTTTTCCTGATGTTGATAAATTAGACAAGTTAATTAAAAATATTATTAACAGCGATGACAATTACTTAATAGATGAACGTGTTAATGTAATTGATCGAATGAAAAGATTAAGAGAGGACTATGCTAGAGTGGTTGGTATAAACCCTGACGATCCTTCATTAGAAAATAATTTTACAGCCAGAATAAGAAAGTTACTGAATAAGTATGGTGGAAATAATGTGGAGCGATATGAAAAAAAATTGTATGATACTATAAAAGCTCCTCAAGGATATATAGATTCTAATTTACATAAAAATTTAATTGCTATTGCAGGAATTGCTGGAAAGATGAGCAATAAGGATGTTGCTCTTCAACTAGGACTACCTTTAGAAGATGTTAAACTTATAGAAAAATTAAAACAGGGAACTTATGCAATAGGTAAAAAATATAAAATGCCTCTTGTAAAAAAGGGTGATTCAAAACTTTATTTAGCAGGTGATCATACTGACATCAAAGCCTTGATGCAAAACTTTCCAGAGTACAAAAAAAATTTTATGAGAATAGCTTTTATTCAAGATGGTTTAAATACTATAAAAGCCACTTATGATAAAAAAATATTAGCTCTTAAAAGATTAGCTGATCAAGGTATTAAATTTGATGAAGGTCCAAAAAGATCAGACATTGCATTTGATTTAATTTACGATAAAAAAACAGGAGAAAGAATTTATCGACCTGTTAAATTTAATCCTAAAATACACGTAAGAAAAAAAACAGGTGTGTCAGTTGGTAAGCGTACACTAGGTCCTTTTTCTGGTCCCTTAACTGCTGCTGAAAAAGCGGCTGGTGGAAGAACAATTCCTAATGCTATTGCAAAATTACAAAAAGAATTTTTTAATTTAAGTGGTGGTTATAAATTAGGCGGGTTTGATATTGTAGACGGAAAAGCTGTTGCTCCTAAAAATTTTATTCAACCTAGAATTAATGAAAGAGCTTCTCCACTATCAATGACTCTTAGAGAAACATTAAACAATTTACAATACGGAACTAAAGACATGAAAACAGTTCCTAATAAATATTTAAATGTTGTGGATAAAGCAATTATTAGTCCTGAAGGAGCAACTACAGAAGGAAGGGTAAATATTTTAAAAAGATTTGAACCAAAAGATTTAAAAGGAAGTGGTTATTTAGAAGCCCTAAGAGTCACTGGAGATGCAGGAACAAAACAAAGTCAGACAATAACAAATGTCATGAATCAAGGTTTAAGAAAAGCATTCGAAAATAACGAAGATAATATTTGTTCTATATTTGGTAAAGCAAATGGTGGCTCAGTTAAAGCATGTCTAACTTCTTTTGATAATGCTGTTAAAAATAATCCACAAGGGTTATTTCAAAAAGTTTTAAACTTTGTAAAATCACCAGGTCCAAAAACTTTTGGTATTGGTGCAGGTGTTGGAGCTGCAATAGGATTAGTCAAAGCATTTAGAAACGACGATCCAACAACTTATTTATCAAATGAAGATCAACAGAAAAATATGTTGGTTGATATGGCGACACAACCTATATCTCTTGATACAGAAAGACCTGCAATATTAGATTATCAACTGCCAGCATTAGGTGCATCGTTAGCTGCTTCAACAGCATTAGCTGCACCATCAACAATTAAAGCAAGCAAATCAAGATCGTTAGGTATTGAAAGAAAACCACCTGGTATAGCTAAAACAGGTCTAAGAGTTTTAGGCAGAGGACTAGGAGTTGCAGCATCACCTGCACTACTTGCACCTTTTGCAGCTGGAGATATTGCAAGTCAGATAGCTGAAGGAGACTCACCTGCAGATATTGCAACAAATCCATTTAACTATTTGTACCCTGCATTTGCAGATCAGACACCAAAATTAACAAGAGGATTAAGTCCGACGCTTAGAAAAGTTGCTAGATTAGGCTTAGGAAGAGCTGCATTAACAGGTCTATCACGACTAGGTATAGGTGGACTTGGTGCTTCTTTAGCAATACAAGGATTAGGATTATTAGATGATTAAAAAACTAACAACGACGATCCCACCAGAAAGAGGACCTAACCCACAAGGGTTGAATGTTCCTGGAAAAAAGACTATAGTGGTTTCGAACTCGGAGAAAAATAATGTCAGAAATAGACAAGTCTTTACCAAACGTAGAGCAGGAAATAAAATTACCTAGCGAAGAAGAGATTGTAGAAGCATCTCAAGCAAACATAGAAGAACAAGTTGGACCAGAAGACGTTCAAATAGAACAAGCAGAAGATGGTAGTGCCACAATTACTTTTGATCCAGAAGCTATAAACCAACCAGGCACAAATGATCATTTTGATAATTTAGCAGATTTATTACCAGAAGAAGTTTTAGGACGATTAGGTTCTGATCTTTATGAAAACTATACACAATA